TGGAAGTCGGTGCGGGCAAATACCTCACAGCCGATTTACAAGTCAGCACCTATTACACCAACTAAGGAGAAATCATGCCAACAACAATCGTCACCGGCAGAGACATCACTTTCACCATTGCTGGTGACACTTATGATGCTCAGGCCACATCCGCAATTCTAACTATTGATTCAACAATCAATACATATCAAACACTTTCGGGCAAAGCATATTACACGACAGATTCGCAAGGATCGTTTGCTGTTGAGATGCTCGCCGACTGGCCAGCAGGTGGATCATTGTGCAACGCACTTTGGACAGCGGCAGACACAGCACCAAACACACCATTGGCGGTTGTCTTTACAGCTGCATCAGGATCGGTGTTCAATTTTGATGTGCAGCCAATTTTCCCATCAGCTGGAGGCACAGCACCCGATGCACAAACTGTTTCACTAGCATTTACCTGTGTGACTACACCAACACTATAAAAAGGAGTTCGGGAGCATGAAATTACCAATTACTATTGAATACACGGACGGCAATGCTGAGACATACATTGCACATCCAGCAGAATGGGCAAAATGGGAAAACAAGACTGGCAACACGATTGGACAAGCTCAAGACAAAATGGGCGTGTCTGATCTGTTGTTTCTTGCATACCACGCAATGAAAAGAGAAATGGCCGGCAAGCCAGCCAAGCCATTTGAGATTTGGTGCGAGACTGTTGCTGACATAATTGTCGGTGATGCAAACCCAAAAGTTATGAATCCGGAAGCATAAATAGGATTCTTTGGGAGGTAGCCATAGCAAGTGGCCAACCTCTTAGCGAATTTAAAACAGCTGAGGATTTATTGACAGCAATTGAGATATTGGAGGCGCGAAATGGCTGAGGATGCAGTTGCTTTTGACAAAGCTGAACTACGATCAATCATTTATGCTTTTAAAGGCATGGATGATGAAGCTGTCACAAAAGCCAAAAGTGTGTCCAATGGCCTTGCTACCTATCTTCAAGGCAAAATCATTTCCAAATCTCAAGGCCGAGACACAGCTTCACGCCGCATTGCCGAAGGCTCACGGGTTAGCAAATCATCAAAGGTTGGCGAAATGTCATTTGGTTTTGCCTCACAGAAATTTTCAGGCGGTGGCACAACCCAGCAGCTTTGGGGTGGTTACGAATTTGGATCAAACAAATACAGACAATTTCCAATCTGGTCGGGTCGTGAAGGTCGCGGCTCAAAAGGTTGGTTTATTTATCCAACGCTTAAGGCAGAACAGCCTCAAATTGTTAGCCAATGGGCTGAGGCGTTTTCACAGATTGTGAAGGTCTGGTAAATGGCCGCTCAAGGATCAAGAACGCTAAAACTGTCATTGCTGGCCGATGTTGCTGAATTTACAAAAGGCATCAAGGTTGCGAGTAAAGACACCGAGAGCATTGGCGATCAATTTACAGCATTTGGCAAAAAGGCAGCTGTGGCCTTTGCGGCTGCTGGTGCAGCGATTGGAGCGTTTGCAATTGCATCGGTCAAAGCCGCCGCTGAGGATGAAGTAGGCCAGAAAAAACTTGAGGAGACAATACGCAACACCACTAGCGCAACAGCTGACCAGATTGCCGGCATAGATAAATACATTACAAAGCAATCTATTGCCACTAATACAACTGATGATGTTTTGCGCCCGGCTTTGTCTCGCTTAATTTTAGCGACTAAAGATGTCACAAAAGCTCAAGAATTGTTATCACTAGCTCAAGAAATAAGTCTTGCAAGAAACAAGCCTTTAGAGGCAGTCACAAACGCTCTCGGAAAAGCCTATGAAGGCTCCAACACAGCACTTGGCAAACTAGGCATTGGCATTGATAAAGCTACATTAGCGACATTGACATTTGATGAAACTCAGCAATTATTGAACAAGACATTTGATGGGTTTATCGAAAATCAAGCAGACACGGCTGCATTTAAATTTGGACAGATAAAAATTGCTGTGGATGAATCAAAGGAGGCAATCGGGGCAGCTTTGTTGCCCGTAGTAAAAGAATTAGCAGATTTCTTAATTGTTACAGTCGTGCCAGCAATTGAATCATTTGTTGCTGGACTTACTGGTGATGATGGTTTAAAAGACGGATTGACTGATTCACAGGTCACAGCCATTGAGTGGGGCAAAAAGGTTAGAGGTGTAATTGACACAGTTATCAATCTAAAAGATGAATTGATTGCTTTAGCTGCTGTCATTGGAACAGTTTTTGTTGTGTCCAAAATTAGTGCGGCTGTTGTGGCTACCATCGCTCTGATCAATACTTTAATTAAGGCGTATAATTTGCTTAAAGCATCAGCCATTGTGGCTGGTGTTGCAACAGCATTTGCCTTAAATCCATTGCTTGGTGTTGGAGCGGTGGCACTAGCTGCTGGTGTTTTGGCTGGAGCAAATGCTTTGGCAAGATCAGGTGATACTCCAGGAGCAGAAACATTTGCAGTTGGTGGCGCACCGGGAGCAATTAGCGGTGGAAGTAAAGCAACGGGCAGCACAACTGTTTCTGGTGGAGGCGTGACTAGTGGTGGGGGCGTAGCCACAGCTGTAAAAACAGCCGCAACTGCAACAAAAGCCATTACTGGTGCATTTACAGATTCTCAAAATGCAGCTCGTTTAGCAGCTGCTGGTGGAGGCGGTTTTACAGACTCCCAAAACGCTGCACGCTTAGCCGCGCAAGGTGGAATCACAATTAATGTTAATGCTCCATCAATCATTGATGAGGAGGCATTCAGCCGCGCAACAGCCAATGCTTTAAACAATTCGACTTTCAGAGGCACAAATGGCGCAAGCAATTTGGTCTATTTATGACAATTTTTAATCCTGTTTGGCGCGTTAAAATTGCAGGTATTCAATACACAAATTATGTGTTGGCCAACCTTTCAACCACATCAGGTCGCACCAACATTTATGAGCAAGCAAACGCCGGATATGTGAGCCTTGAGCTAATTAATTTAGATCAATCGAACATTGACATAGAAATCAATGATTCTGTAACCATTGAATTGCAAGATTCCACAGCAACATTTGTGCCAATCTTTGGCGGCACAGTCGTTGATTTAGGTATTGGCATAGCTGCATCGGGTGTGGTCGGAATCAATCAATCGGTCAGGATTACAGCTGTGGGCGCTTTGGCCAGATTGCCAAAAGCCTTGACAGATGGGGTTTTGTCACAGGATTTTGATGGGGATCAGATTTTGACCATTCTTACCGATTTGCTCATTAATTCTTGGAATGAAGTGCCAGCAGCTTTGACATGGGCAGCTTATGATCCAACAGAGCAATGGCAAAATGCACAAAACACAGGCTTGGGCGAAATTGACACACCCGGCAGCTATGAATTGGCTCAGAGGTCATCATCAACAATTGATGTTTATTCATTGGTTTCAGCTTTGGCAACATCGGGATTGGGCTATATCTACGAAAATGCTCAAGGCCAAATATCTTATGCTTCGGCAGACCATCGCTCAATTTATCTGGCCACCAATGGCTACACCGATGTGTCAGCAGCTCAAGCACTAGCCAATTCATTATTTGTGCAAACTAGAGCTGGTGACATACGAAACGAGATTGTGTTGAAATATGGCACAAATTCAAACTCGGAGGTTACAGATAGCGATGCCGATTCCATTTTGGCTTATGGCAAACTGGCTCAAATAATTACAACCACAGTAAAACATCAAAACGATGCCGAAGATCAAGCGGCTTTTTATTTGACTCTCAGAGCCTACCCACAGGCTAATTTTAATCAGATTACATTTGAGCTAACAAATTCAGAAATTGATGATGCTGACCGCGATGCCTTAATTGGCATTTTTATGGGCTTGCCATTACGCATAACCAATTTGCCGCTCAACATGGCTTCCGGCACCTATCTTGGATTTGTTGAAGGCTGGTCATGGCGTGCCTCTTACAACAGCGTTTCGGTCACGGCTATTCTTTCGCCATTGGCATTCTCATTGCAAGCCATGCAATGGCAGGATGTCGCAATTGCAGAACAATGGAACACAATTAGCGGAAGCCTAAATTGGGCCGATGCGTTAGTCGTAGCGTAAGGAGAAAACATGAGTAATCCAACAACCCCGTTTTCGTGGCAAATGCCTACGGCAACGGATTTGGTTACAGATTTGCCGGCCGATTTTGAAGTTTTTGGGCAAGCTGTTGCCACATCAATGGCTGATCTATTAGGTGGCACATCAGGTCAGATATTGGCAAAAAATTCAAACACGGACATGGATTTTGTGTGGATCACAAATGATGTTGGTGATATAACAGCTGTGACGGCTGGTACAGGTATTACAGGCGGTGGCACATCAGGCGCGGTCACAATTACAAATGACATGGCAACGACAATTACCGCAGCAGGTGACATTGTTGTTGGTACTGGCTCAGGCACATACGATAATTTGCCAATTGGTACAACAAATCAAGTGCTCACAGCTGATACGACTGTTTCACCATACAAAGTCAAATGGGCGGCAGCATCTAGCGGTGGTATGACTTTACTTAGCACAACAACCTTGTCAGGTGCATCTACAACTATTTCAAGTATTAGTGGAGCTTATCAACATCTTTATGTAATAGTTTATGGCGTTACTAACGCAACAGCAGATGGACAAACTGTGATTCGCACTAATGGTCTAACTAGTGCTTATTATGGAACAAATATTCGTAACACGACTGTGGGTACAACTAGTGGAGGTGGAATAACTTTTGAACAAGGTACTAGAACCTCTACTACAAACATCAACGCAGTAACTTTTTGGGATTACGCTGACACTTTTGTTTCAGATAGGCATTTAGTGTCTGGAATTGGATACACACCAGCCAATACTAATTTCCAAACTTGGGGTGGAGTAGCAACTGCATCAGCCATAACAAGTTTAGAGTTTGTCAATTCAGGTGGTAATTTTACTGCTGGCACAGTCGAAATTTGGGGGATTAAATAATGAGTAGAGAAATGGTCAGAATACATAACACAGAAACAGGCGAGATTGTAGATCGGGAAATGAACGATTTAGAGTTTGCGCAGTATCAACTAGACCAAGCAGAGCAAGCGGAAAAAATAGCGAAGGCCGAAGCCGAAGCAGCAGACAAAGCAGCGTTATTAGCCAAATTAGGCATAACTGCCGATGAAGCGAAGCTTTTATTGTCGTGACATTTCCACAAGGCACATTGCCGCGTTTGATTCAGATTGCTCTGGCCGAGGTCGGCACAGCTGAGACTGGAAACAACGAGACAAAGTATGGCAAACACATGAAAGCCGACAAGCTGCCATGGTGTGGGTCATTTCTGAATTGGTGCGCGGATCAAGCTGGTGTGAAAGTGCCAAATGTGGTCAGCACTAAAGCGGGGGCTGAGGCATTTAAGAAAAACAAGCAATGGCACGAAACACCAAAGATTGGTGATTTTGTGTTTTTTGATTTTATCATTGATGACAAGGTGACAATCAATCACATTGGTTTGGTTATCCGAGCATCCGAGAAACAGATTGTGACTATTGAAGGCAATACATCAGGCGGTGGAGATCAGCGCAATGGTGGCGAAGTCATGGTCAAATCAAGAACTTTGGGAGCAAGGTCATTTGTTGTCGGTTACGGCCGACCAACTTATGGCGCGTTTTCGGGTGATTTGCCCGACCGACCAAAAGGAGAAAAATAATGGATCAAGCAAAAGCAATGCTGGCATCATGGGCAAGAAGCTCTGTGGCTGGTGCGTTGGCCGTTTATATGACTGGCAATACCAATCCAAAAGATTTAGCTTTGGGCTTAGTAGCTGGACTGGTTCCGGTATTAGCTCGATGGGCTAACCCAAATGATGTGGCATTTGGTAACAAGAAGTGACTCGAAAACTGCTCGCAGCAGTATTGATTTGCTTAGGTTTATCAATACTGACTGCCTGTGGTTATCAAGGATGGACACGATATGAATGCCAAGAATTCAAGAATTGGGAAAAACCAGAATGCCAAAAACCGCAATGCATCCCATTGGGAAACTGCACTAGCGATGTCATTGGAACATTATCACCATCGCCTAGAGCGAAGGCGTAGTGCCGAAGAAGTCCATGCGCAACTAATTCTAATTATTGGCACAACGCTTGCCATGGTATTTCTTATTGTGACTGTTGGAATCACCTATGCATTAATCTTTGTGACTCAGCCCATTTCTGCCCAAGCGCCCAATGATGCCGCTTTCATTGATCTATTAAAAACGCTGGCAATTTTCTTGACTGGTTCATTGGGTGGTGTGTTGGCTGGAAATGGATTAAAGAGCAAGCCGAAAACTGGTAGCGACACGCCACAATCCACGCGGGAATCTTGAATTTGTCGGTTTTGCCTGTCACTCTCTATTTCGGGAGCTGAGACACGGCTCCCAGAAACGGGAGCAAGAAAATGACAACAAGCGAAATCGGATTGTTTGTGCTTATGGCAATTGCCTGTATTTTGTGGGCTATTTGCAGTTATGCGGTTGGATACAAAGAAGGCCACAAAGACGGCTACCAGCGAGGCAGAGCCGTTGGCCGCCATATATCAGCTAAGGCGGCACGCTAATGGCGTTTATGGATAACTATGAAGGCAACAAGGAGCGCACAGATCGCTGGATTGCGACCTATCCTCAAGGACGATTGGAAACGCTAATCGTTGAATTTAACGCTGAAAAAGGTTATGTGCTGGTTCAAGCCAAAGCATTTAGAAATCAATTAGAGACAGAGCCAGCTGGTGTGGATTATGCACATGGCTTTCTTGCAGCTTATCCGGACAAAATGAAACGCTGGATGATTGAGGACACCTGCACCTCAGCTTTGATGCGCGTGATGGCCTTGGTCATGGGCGGCACGGAGAAAGCCACCAAAGAGGTAATGGCAATTGTTAAGACTGAAACACCAGCTGCTGACTATGACTACTGGACAACAAAGCATGGCGATGTGCCAAGCTACAAGACCAGAGAAGAAGCCGAACAGGCTGAACCAATTGCTTGGGAAATACCAGCTGAAAGCGCGCCAAGCTGCTCACACGGATCAATGCGATGGAATCAAAGCAAACCCGATGCACCTAAACCATGGGCTGGTTACTTTTGCAATGAAAAAATAAAAGAAAAACAATGCAAACCACAATGGTTTGTGCTGACCAGCGATGGCACTTTTAAGCCACAGGTTTAGTCATGAACAAAACAGGTTTAATTATAATTCTAGCAACAATTGAAATTGTCGCATTAACTGTGATGATGTGGGTGGTGTTCAAGTGAGCGATTATATGGAAATCATCAACCCACAAACACGCATTGCCAAGGTGTTCTTTGAAGGCAAAGTCATTGCTGAGTATCGGGTAGAGCAATGCGATAAATGCTCAAAGCTTATGAAATTTGACCAATTTGGCTATCAAAAAGGCTATGACCACACGGAAAACATTATTTGGTTTTGTGGAGGTTGCCGATGATAGATCGAATTGAGGAGGTGCAATGCATGATTGCAGCCATATCACATTGCCATGACAGGTCAGCAGATCACAGCTCACGAATAGTAAAAAACCTTTCATGGTTTGAGTATGTGGCACAAATGGGCGAATCGATGCTGGCTGAAATGGTAGTAGCCAAGCGATTGGGCTATGACTATAAACCTGGCATCACATGGGATAAATCAAAGGCCGATGTGGGCGAACACATTGAGGTCAAATGGTCACCCAATCCCAACAGCAATTTGTGGATACAGGAGAGCGACCGCGAGGATCGTGACATTGCTGTGTTAGTTACAGGCAACGCACCTAAGATGCACATTGTGGGCTGGATGCCCGTAGCTGTGGCAAAAAAGCCTAGATATAAAAACACTAGCCAAAACAATTGGACTGTGCCACAGGTTAATCTGCAACCCATTGAGACATTGATTAGGAGCAACTATGCACATCCTGCAATTTGATTGCGCAATATGCAAGAAGCTTTACGGAAAGCCTAAGCAACGATTTGGATTAAAGAAAGGTGCCGAATTAACAGAGCATGAGTGGTTTGCACAATGCATGGGATGCGGCACATTTGGCATCAGGATTGTGGATGATGCCCGGATTGATGAGTTGAGCCAATGAGAAAGTTATCCACAGGTGTTATCCACAGGTGTGTGAAAGCTGTGGGACTCGCTCAAGATTACGCTCCTTGCTTGACAGCATCATTACCATCTACACAAGGTAGCGAGCCGGTGAGCCGGATAGCTCGCGGCCGATGTTTGATGGTTTGGGCCGTGCTATGTGTAATTGGCATTACACCGGCACATGCAACAAAAGATGTGAAACAAGCATCAATTGATTCATTGAAACTTTATGCACATTCAAGGATCATCAACTACAAAGAATTCCAATGCTTTAATACATTGATTACCAAAGAAAGCAATTGGCGAGTAGAAGCTATCAATCCCAATGGCAATCACTTTGGTTTAGGTCAAATGAGAAATACAAAGTATCGCAACCTTGATGGGTATCGCATGATTGACTGGAGCTTGCGCTATATCAATCACAGATATTCTGGAAAGATTTGCGATGGTGCATTGGCACATTGGCGAAAGCATGGGTGGCATTGATGTCTAGTGGCTGGAAAGGTGGCAGCTCAAGGCAATGGCGTAAGATTAGAGAGCTAGTGTTGAAGCGTGATGGCTGTTGCCAGCAATGCGCCCAAAGCGAAGGCCCAATGCACATTGATCATGTAATCCCAAAGCGTTTAGGTGGAGGCGATGAGCTATGGAATCTTAGGCAATTGTGTCAAAGCTGCAATTTAGCCAAAGGAGGCCGTTTTTTTGATACGGAAGGAACACCCCCGACTCTCCATGGTGTGTTTATACCCCAAAACGAGTCGATAAGTCATGATTAAGGATGAACAGGTCATAGTTGGTAGCGATACGGCTGAACTAGGCTCAGATGGGCTGGAATCGGTTTTTTTGCCGGTAACAGCTCCACGAATCCACTCACCGCTCAATGATTTGCCATCACGCGGCTTTGAATTGATTGATTTTGCCGACCAGATCATTGAAGGCGGCTTTATGCCGTGGCAAAAGTTTTTGGCCGAGCATTCGCTGAAGATAAAACCCGATGGCCGCTATCATCATCCAATCTCGGTGGCCACAGTCGCACGCCAAAATGGTAAGAGCACTTACATGATGGCCAGAATCTTGATGGGTTTATTTCATTGGCAAGAGAGCTTGCAGGTTTCGACAGCTCACCGGTTGGTGACATCGCTAGAGCAATTTCGAGCAATTGTGCAGATTGTGGAAAGCCATGATGATTTGGCTAAACGCGTAAAGCGGATTAGGTGGCAACATGGAGCCGAGGAGATAGAAACCTTGGAAGGATCGCGTTTTATTATAAAAGCTGGTGGATCAGCAGCTAGAGGTTTGTCAAAACCGGAAAGCATCCACATGGATGAAATCCGAGAGCTGCACGACATGGAAACATTTGCCGCAATGCGATACACATTAATGGCTGCCAAAAATCCACAGGTCAATTGCTTTTCAACGGCCGGTGATTCTCACAGCATTGTGCTCAACCAATTGCGCGAGCGCGGATTGGCAGCAGCTAGTGGTGCATCCGATGATGTGGGCTATTTTGAGTGGTCGGCACCGACTGACGAAATTTCACTAGAAAATGCAGCGTTTGCAAATCCCGGCCTCAACATAACGATTCACCCCGACAATATCCGAGCCGTTTTTAATGATCCTGCCGATGTGGTGCAAACCGAGGTTTTGAATCGTTGGGTTCAAACAATTTCCAGCGTTATTGGTGCTAAAGAGTGGCAAGCCTGTGGAGATGAAACTATTGATCTTGATGAGGACAAGCTGACATGGATGGCCATTGATATTTCACCGGACAGAAAACATTGTGCATTAGTCGCGGCTCAAAAGCTTGAATCAGAAAGCTTTGTGGTAAAGCTATTACACACATGGGAAAACACCATTCAGCTAGATGATCGGGCAATTGCCAATGATGCAGCTAGTTATTGCCGAAAATATCCCATCGAGTATTTGCTATACAGCCGCCGCACATCCGGAGCTGTTGCAGCTCGAATGCAGCCAGCCGGCATTCCAATCCATGACATGGATGCCGATTACCCGCAAGCTTGCGATGAATTGCTAGGTGCAATCAATTCTGGCCGTTTAAAGCATCGCAATCAATCATCGCTGACCGAGCAAATGCTTTCAGCCGTGCAATTGAGGCGCGGTGATGGCGGTTGGGTTATTGGAAGGCGTGCCAGCCAATCGGCCGTGTGTGCTGCCGTAGCAGCCGCGCTATGCACACACTATGCGACACGCCCGGAAACGGATATAGATATTTTAGTGGGTTGATGCTTGACATTTTGAGAAAATGCGCCCATGGGATTATTTGACCGCAAACGCACGATTCAAGCTGTCGCGCCTATGCGCGGTGCTGACATAGCTGCATCGATTGGCCCGGCTCCTACGCTAGATGCGTTTTATCCATTTGGCGGCGCGGATTATCTTGCAAGCCGTGAAGAAGCAATGAGTGTGCCAGCAATTGCACGCGCAAGAAATATGATTTGCAATTCAATTGCCACAATTCCAATGCTTACACGCGACAAAACAACAGGTCAGGTTGTTGATCAACCCGTTGTGATAAATGATCCAGATAAACGCGTGCCGGGAGCTGCATCTTGGTGTTGGGCTGCCGAAGATTTACTTTTTACGGGGTTTAGTTATTTTCAGATTATGTCTGAATTTGCTGACACCGGCAGAGTTCGTGAGATGTGGCGCGTTGCTCCTAATCGTGTTGGTGTGTTTTTAAACGACAAAGGCACGCAGATTGAGTATTACACAGTTGATGGAATGCAGGTGCCATACACAGGCCTTGGATCGCTTGTTGTGTTTTACGGCAATGATGAAGGTTTATTAAATAGAGCGGGTCGCACAATCCGCGCAGGTGCAGAGCTTGAAAGAGCTGCCGCAATGTATGCACGCGAACCCGTGCCATCAATGGTTTTAAAATCAAACGGCACAGCATTGCCAGCTGATCGCATTGCAAAATTGCTTGATGCTTGGGGCGCAGCTCGCAGAAATCGTGGCACAGCGTTTCTCAATGCTGACATCACAATGGAAACTGTTGGCTTTACACCGGAGCAAATTGGCCTTAATGCCGCACGCGAAATCATTGCAACAGAATTAGCCAGAGCAGTTGGCATTCCGGCTTACTTTATTGATGCGCCGACTGGATCATCCATGACCTATGCAAACGCCAGCACGGCGCGTCAAACTTTGTTGGATTTCTCGCTATTGCCTCTAATGAACAGCATTAGCAGCAGGCTCTCAATGCCTGATTTTACGCCATCAACACAGCGCGTTGAATTTGATTTGAAGGCTTACTTGCGCGGCTCAGAAAAAGAGCGTGCAGAGATTTACAAGATTTTGTTCGACATCGGAGCAATTACTACCGATGAAATTAGACAAATGGAGGATATGATCTCATGAAGCTAACAACACCGATGGAAATTACGGCAGCTGATTCCGATTCTCGGACAATCACCGGCCGCATAGTTGCATTTAACGAGCAGGCAAATGCATCAACAGGCAAGGTCACATTTGCCCGTGGATCAATTGTGCCTCAAGATGTTTTTCTAAACCTTGAGCATGACAACACACGCAGAATTGGAAAGAGCATTGCCATGAGTGTTAATGATAAAGAAATGACTGCGACATTTAAAATTGCTAACACAACAGCCGGCACCGATGCATTGGTTGAGGCCATGGATGGATTGCGCGATGGTTTCAGCATTGAATTGGCCGTTGATAATTATGAAATGCAAAAGGATGGCACCATGAAAGTTTTGAATGGCCAGCTTAAAGGCGTGGCACTTGTTACCGAACCAGCCGTGCGATCTGCACGCGTTTCAGAGGTAGCAGCATCAGAAGATTCTGAAACTGAAACAGTTACAGAGACAACAAACCCAAATGAAGGAGACAAAGTGGATAACACTACCGAAAACACCGCTCCTGCCGCTGAACCGGTAGAGGCTCCAGCTGAGGCTGTGCAGGCATCACGACCTGCTTATTACACAGCACCACGATCACCAATTGTGTCAAAGGTTTCATACCTTGAGCACTATCTAAAGGCAACAATTCTTCATGATGAAGATTCACGCCAATACATCAAGGCCGCCGATAATACGACTGGCACAGCACCCGGAATGGTGCCAACGCCTCAAAGCACACAGGTTGTTAATGCATTGGCTAACGCTGATCGCGGAATGATTGATGCGCTAAGCCGTGAAACACTTGTGGGCGAAGGAATGACATTTGAAATTCCTCGCGTTACTGCCGTGCCTACTGTGGCAAATGTTGCAGAAAATGCACCTGTTACAGAATCATCACTATCAGCAACATTTTTGAGCGTACCTGTTCAAAGCTTTAAAGGTCGCGCAATTTCAACTGTGGAACTCATTGACCGCAGCCGTCCAGAATATCTAACAGCTCTTTTGCAGAATCTTGAATTTGCTTATGCAAAAGTGACTGACGAATTTGCCGTTGGCACAATTGCTGGTGCAGGTCAGCAAACTGGTGTGAATGCAAACTCATCAACAGGATTCTTGGCTTACACATCTCAAGCTGCTGGTGCTGTTTATTCATCATCACTCGGCTTTGCTCGTAACATCGTTGTTTCTCCTGGACAATGGACAAATATCATGGGCTATAACGACAATGGCGCGCCGCTATACAACGCAGCGCAACCATCCAATGCAGCCGGTAATGTGAGAGGCGATTCATTGCGCGGTGTAGTTTCACCGGGTCTCAATCTCTTTGTTTCTCGTTCAATTGGCAACGCTGGCCCAACAACATCAACCGGAGATTTCTCAATGGTTGTTGTTAATCCAGATGCTTGGACATGGTATGAGTCACCACGCTTTACATTGCGCACAGCAATTCAAAGCGATGGAACTATTGACATTCTTTACTATGGCTATGCAGCAATTGCTCCAAAGATTCCATTTGGCGCATGCTGGAACCAGACCTGATAACTAATAAATCAAAATCGGTAGCGGTCGCTCCCGAACGCTACTGACACGAAAGGAACCGAGATGCCAGCAATAGTCACAGCCTCACAGCTACGATCCATTCTTGGTGTCTCGGTTTCTTTATATTCTGACGCACAGCTTGATTCATTTATTGATTCAGCTGAGCAGACAATTTTGCCTTTACTTACGCAATACCAATCATCGGTGACATTTGCCAATGTGGATAATGCCGTCATTTATTTCACAACTATCCGGCCAAATTATTTTGTGCCGGGGCAATCTGTCATTGTTACCGGGGCCGGAACCTACAATGGCACTTACACAGTCACCGATGATCGGATTGAGCCATTTACATTTACAGCTGCAACAGCAGCGGCTGACCGGACTTATCCATTGCCATTTATTCCAAGCGCATTGGCTACATTGAGTGGATCATCAGCTGCACAGCTGTACGCAAGCACGCCGCCGATTGAAAACGCAATTTTGGTTGTTTCGGTTGAGATTTTTCAGAGCATTACAGCTCCCGGCAATCAAATCATGGCAGACAATTTTCAGCCGTCACCATTTGTGCTTGGTCGCAGCTTGACGAATAGAGTCGTTGGCTTGTTAGGCCCATTCTTGGATGTTGAGGCAATGTGCCAATGACCATTGAATCAGCCATCCGCACGCCATTGCAAACCGCTCTCTCAACGATTGCAGCCAATGTGTATAACGGCATTCCAGAGGCAATGACATCTCCAAGCATTTGTTTAATCCCGGATGCACCATATCTTGAAAGCGTTTTAATCAATGGCGCAACAACTAAAGTCAAAATCAATTTGACTGTGACTGGTGTTGTCGCTTATATGAACAATGCAGCAGCTTTAGACAACCTCGAACAACTAATGATTGACATAATCAGCACAATGCCCGATGGCTATGAAGTAGGCAATGTCAATCAACCACAAGCATTGGAAGTCGGTGCGGGCAAATACCTCACAGCCGATTTACAAGTCAGCACCTATTACACCAACTAAGGAGAAATCATGCCAACAACAATCGTCACCGGCAGAGACATCACTTTCACCATTGCTGGTGATACTTATGATGCTCAGGCCACATCCGCAATTCTAACTATTGATTCAACAATCAATACATATCAAACACTCGATGGCAAGGCGTTTTTTACGACTGATTCGCAAGGATCATTTGCCGTGGAGATGCTTGCCGATTGGCCAGCAGGTGGGTC